CATTAGGGTACAATGGAGTTGAGGGAGATGATTCCTCAACTGCACCTTGTTAATTGAATACTATGTTTGGATGTGATTATTTGTACTTTGGAAACAAAGTCTCAGATATTAAACAATTCACTGGACCTTATCTTTTAAGGACAGATGGAAATAAGGAGCTTATTCAAGCTCAACTTATGCCCAGAGTCGACCAAGAAGTAAATGTTTCTTGGCTGGCCAATCACAACACGGGTCGAAATTCTAATCCACCTCAAACTCAGATTTCCATACAAGGAAAACTGGAAGGGCTAATAAATAACGAAGGGGAGGGAACTTATAGAGTTCTTATAAATGACCAAACCTACACTTATTTCTTCGACAGTAATATTTGGCAAATTAGTCAAAAAGACAAAGATGCCAGATTAATTATTCTGATCGATACCACCCACCACACGGATTACAATTACGAGGAAAAGGTTGATCCAATCGGATATGCCTTCAAACTCGAAGAACGTGGCCTGATCTAAACAACGCCCCCTTCGGGGGGCCTTACATAAATTCAACTATGACTGAAAATTCTAAACTTTCAAAAGACGATCTTAAATGGATCAAATTTAATCAAAAGATGGCTCGCATGAGTGGTAAAAAGAAGTTAAAAAAACAAGACTTTTTTGACGCACTAAAAGAAGCTCATGACGAGGCTTACAACGATTAAGTCAGTGCTGCTCTTTACAGGGCAGCTTTTTCTTGTATCATGTATTATGCTTAAATTAAATCGGGAAGCCTGATGACAACAAAAGCAGTGGTCTGAAAGCTATAAACACCCATTGATACCGTGGGCAAGGCAGGGCAGTCAAGGCAAGGGGCTGATCGATCTCCCGATTTATAATTACAACTCGTTTATTATTATATCCGCACCAATTACCTCATCTTCATTGCAGTATCTTTTAGTTGCTGATAAATTTGTTACTTGACAGTCATCTTTAAAAGCAATTCCAGTAAGAGCGTCTAAAGTTGACCTAATTAGCTTATCTAGGTCATTTTTTTTAACAATTAAATAATCTGGAGCCGATTGCTTCAGTAGTCCATTTGAGCGATAGTGACTTTTAGGTCGTTTAAACCTAAATATCAAACCAACGTGACAAGCACCCTCGATAGGTGTTTCTGTCTCTTTTTTGGCCACCTTGCTAACTTCCCTCCGCCATGTTTTCACCCTTTTGCAAACTTCGATCATTCTGCCACCACCAATATGTCGCTTACTTCCTTGAGGGGCTGGTTCAATATTCTCAACGGAAAAAATAAAAGATGTCATTTAATCCACAAGGTTATCCTTTTACTGCTTTACCCACAAATCTTAGAGGAAAAATACAACCAAATCAATTAGCTGTTTTATGGGTTATTCAAAGCTACGCAAGCAAAGATGACCAGCAATGTTATCCATCGTTAAATACAATTGCCAAGTCCGCTTGCATGTCAAAACGCACCGCACAGAAGATTGTCAATCAGCTTGTTTCTTTGGGTTGGTTGGAAAGAAAACACCAAAAAGGCAGAAATGGTGAGCAGGGCAGTAATTTATACAAAGTCACTATTTGGCATCTTGCCAACGTTCCAGAACCTAGTGTTGATGGGCGTGGCAAATCCTGCACCCCTGCAAAATATGCCATACCCCCAGTGCAAAATCTGCACCCCCCCATAGCACCAGATGCCACCAAACAAGATGTATATAAACAAGATACAAATAACAATATAAATAAAGTTAGTAAACAAAAAACCAAGAAAAAGATTTATTCAGAGGATTTTGAGCTTTTTTGGCAGAAATATTTAAAAATAAAAAAGAGAGCATCTGGTCAAACAAAGCCACGAGCCTTTGAAGAATATTGTGTCGTTATGAAAAGTCATTCTTCAGAAACACTTGCTTTAGCTTTACAAAGAGCTATAACTGATCAACACCAAATTGAGATAAAAGGAGGCTTCGCTTCTCCCTTTCCTGATGCGTATCGGTGGCTGAAGAACGGAAGTTTTGAAGCTTACTTACCAAGCACAGTCGATTTGCCAAAACAAAATTGGGAGAAAGATAAATCCCAAGACTTACCTTTTTAACTTGCCATGTCTTACAAAAGAAAACTAACGGAAAAAACAATAAACTTTTATCCTCCTGACAAGGATTGCTACGCTTGTTATGACACTGGTTTAGTTAATAATTCAGATCGATTAGTCAACCGACTGTATTGGCACGACTACGATATTGATGAAAAAGGCAGAAAGTTTGCTGGCTCTGATGCAGCCATAATATGCCATTGCAAAAAAGCATATCAACAATTAGATGAAGATCAAAATGTTATCTCGTCTGGATATAGAGACTCGTTAGGTAACATCAAAACAGTTATAACTTCTAGTGGTGAACACACTTTAGGCGTTTCCTTAACAAAAGATGAAACCAGAATGTTGCACAATAAAAGAAAGGAATCTTGGCAACAAAGTGTTAAATTAATGAACGAATATCGGCTGCAAAATATAAACAATTCAAAAAAAGAACTGCCATATTTTATACAAACTGTCAAAGAAAGTTTAAAAAATACTCCTCTCCTGTTTTCATTTCCACCAGAAAAAGCTACTGTTGAATCAATGAAACTCAACCAAAGTGAACCACCGCCTTCCTAAAAACCTTCTTTATGAGTCGGCTCAAGCAAGGGAAAAAAAAGAAAATATAGAATTTTCTAAGCAAAATCCACCTCCTGTTCCTCTTGCAAACTTAATGAGTTACAACTGGCCTGTTCACATGAATTGGGGCGATTGGTATCTTAACGAGAAAACTTACTCCCTTGATTTGATGCCTGACTGTCACTTTGGCATTTGGGACCACGATGAACCGCTTTATTCAATAAATTTAATTGAAGTTTGCTCTGCCAACGACATGATACGTTGGTTTTTTCATTTACACGGCAAGAATCCTCACCTTTATGGAGAAAACTTAGTGACCGATCTTTTTTATGCATTTCATGAAATATACAACGACTTTAAATTTGATCTTCAAAAAATGGGACAAATAGTATGTCCAACTGCCGTTGTCAATAACCATATCAAAAAATATAATCAATTCAAAAACGCAAGATGAAAATTAACGAACTTAAAAACGATCATAAAAACGCAAGAAAAAGAACTGACCGTTCTTCCGCTTTGATAAAAGAATCTTTAAAAAAATATGGTGCTGGTCGTTCTATTGTCATCGACGAAGAGAATCGAATCCTTGCTGGCAATGGAACAATTGCTGGGGCAAGAGCAGCTGGTATAAAAAACGTAAGAGTGATTGAAACCGAAGGTGACGAAATTATCGCTGTCAAAAGAAAAGGACTCTCCGAAGATCAAAAGGTTGGTCTTGCTTTAGCTGACAATAGAACCTCCGACTTATCCGAGTGGGATAAAGAAATGTTGCATCAGCTTTCAGAAGATCACGACATTGATCCGTGGTTTACAAAAGAGGATCTTGCAGAAATACTTGGCGAGCCTGATATTATTCCAACAGAAGGTTTAACAGACCCCGACGAAGTTCCTGAAACTCCTGAAGAACCAACAGTCCAGTTTGGAGAAGTTTGGAAACTTGGTAACCATAAATTATTATGCGGAGACTCAACTGATCAAAACCAACTGCAACCTTTGATGGAAAATGATCTGGCAGACCTTTGGTTGACTGATCCTCCATATAATGTGGACTACGAAGGTGCCACCGCTGATAAATTAAAAATACAAAACGATAATCAATCCGATGCAGAGTTCCGACAGTTTTTGGCTTCGGCTTACACGGTTGCTCATCATTATCTTAATGACGGTGCTTCCTTTTATATCTGGCATGCAGACTCAGAAGGTTATAACTTCAGAGGTGCAGCAAAAGATGCCAACTTGCAAATAAGACAATGCCTTATCTGGGTCAAGTCCTCAATGGTTATGGGTCGTCAAGATTACCATTGGCAACATGAACCTTGCCTTTATGGTTGGAAAAAAGGTGCTTCCCATTTTTGGAACGCTGATCGTAAGCAAACTACGGTTCTTAATTTTGATAAACCAAACCGCAACAAAGAACACCCAACAATGAAACCTGTTGACCTGATCCAATATCAAATGTCAAACTCAACAAAGCCAAACCATATCGTTCTCGACACCTTTGGTGGCTCAGGCACAACTTTGATCGCTGCAGAAAGAATACAAAGACAAGCACGTCTTGTTGAACTCGACCCAAAATACTGCGATGTAATAATTAAAAGATGGGAGAATTTCACTGGAAATAAAGCAGAGCGTGTAGTATTTAACTAAGAACTACATTTTATGGGCAAAAAAGGTACGCAAGCAGAGACAGTTATTAGGGCTCAACGGTTCGCTCGGATAATTGCTAACGGTGGTCGTCGCTCCGATTGCGTTCGTTATGCCTCGGAAAACTGGGGGGTGGGAGAAAGAAGCGTAGATAAGTATTTAGAGATAGCTAGAGACGAGTTGAAGAAGGATTGGGATATGGAACGACCTCAGATGATTGCTGATCTTTTGGCTCAATGTAGCACCTTACAGATGGAAGCTAGAAGGTCTGGTCAATATCACATTGCTCTTGGTGCGATCAATACTGCTGCTAAACTTGCACACTTGGTCTCATGAGTCTCTTAGAAACCGTCTCGCAAGGCCATGTTTTATTTCAAGAAGGCTTTAGCTATATCCCTTCGTCAAAAGATGTCATAAAAAAAATAAAAACTAAGTTGCTTCCTCATCAAGCATCTTTCTGTGATGATTTAAGCCACCGTAAACTTGCACTCGTTTGTGGCTTTGGTGCTGGCAAAACTTATGCTTTAGTTTCTAAAAGTATTATTCTTGCTTGCATGAACGTCGGTCATATATCTGCCATATTTGAACCAACAAGCCCAATGCTCAGAGATATTTTGATGCGAACCATGAACGAGCTTCTTGAGGAGTGGGAGATACCTTATACTTTTAGAGCTTCGCCATTACCAGAATATCAACTTACTTTTGAAGAAGGAACTCATACGATCCTACTAAGAACCATTTTGACTTATCAAAGGCTAAGAGGACAGAACCTTTGTGCGGTTGGTTTTGATGAGGCCGACACCGTAAATAAAAGAGACGCAGAGCAAGCGATGAACATGGCTCTTGCAAGATTAAGGTCAGGCAATATTCAACAGTTTTATGCAACAACAACTCCCGAAGGTCATGCTTGGGCTTTTGAGACTTTTGAAAAAAACGCAAAGGAGGATACAAGATTAATAAAAGCAAAGACAAGTGACAATCCTTACTTGCCAGAGGGTTTTATTGATTCTCTTTTAGAAAATTATCCACCGCAACTAATACAGGCTTATCTTAATGGAAATTTTACCAACCTCACTACAGGAGCCGTCTACTCCAGATTTGATCGCAATAAGCACTCAGTTGATAATATTCCTTTTGATATAAAGATGGAGACGCTCTTAATTGGGATCGATTTTAACGTGATGAACTGCAACGCCGTCGTAGCAGTCAAAGACGGAGATAAATTGTTTGTGATTGATGAAATAACGAAACAAAACGACACCGATGCACTGGCTCAAGAAATTAAAAGAAGGTATCCTAACAACAAGATATTAGTTTACCCAGATGCTAGTGGTGCTGCCAGATCAACAATCAACGCTTCAAAGACAGATATTGCAATTCTCGAAGGCTACGGTTTCTCAAGCATGGCATTACGCAGTAACCCACCGATCAAAGACAGAGTTCAAACCTTACAAGCACTCTTGGAGAACAGCAAAGGATGGGTGCGTTTGGCGATTCATGCCAGTTGCAGACGCTTGATCGAATGTTTAGAATTGCAAAGTTATGATGAAAAGAGTGGAGATCCAGACAAGCAGAATGGATATGACCACCTCAACGACGCTTTAGGTTACCTTGTGTATAGAGAATTTAATATTATTCATGCAAGGGCAGGTCGTCGAACTGGTATTAGAATATATTAAAAGTAATGATATTATGAGGAAAAACCGTGTATAGCTCACTAAATATTTACAACCAGCCTGTAACTTTAGCTCCTACAACGGTTGCCTCTCCTAATGCTGCTTACCAAAGAATGGCAAATTTTTGGGGTTTGATTGAGGATTTGAAGGAAGGAACATATAAAATACGAAGCGAGCATAGAAAATACTTACAACAAGAACCAAGAGAGACTGATGATGCTTATGATACAAGGCTGGCAAGATCTACGGTTGTTCCTTATCTGCAAAGAATAGAGAAAATGCTATCGGGGATGTTGGTGCGAAAGCCTGTCCGACTTGATGATGTTTCTGACCTTGTTCGGGAGCAGCTTTTTGATGTTGACCTTGAGGGCAACGATCTGAATGTTTGGTTGTACCAAACTGCAAGAACTGCAATATCATTTGGCCACGTTGGTGTGCTTGTTGATGCACCAAAGGAGGGAGAGAAGGCAAGGCCATATTGGGTTACTTATACACCAAGAGATATTCTTGGCTGGAGGACAGAAATTGTTGAAGGAGCAAGGCAACTGACTCAACTAAGATTGATGGAGCAAGTTGTTGAAAATGATGGCAAATATGGTGAAAAGTTGGTGAAACAAATCCGAGTTCTTGAACTTGGTCGATATGAAATACACCGCAAGGATAAGAAAGGCGAATATAAATTAGTTGATGAAGGGGAGATGAGCATAAAAGATAAGATTCCGTTTGCTGTGGCCTATTCAAACCGAGTTGGATATTACGAATCACGTAGTCCTTTATATGATATTGCAGAACTTAATCTCAAGCATTATCAAATACAAAGCGACCTTGATAATATTCTTCATATCAGTTCTGTTCCCTTGCTTGCCGTTTTTGGTTATCCAAACGCTGATGAGATAACAACGGGACCCAACGAAGCATTATCTTTACCACCAGAATCAAGACTTGAATATGTATCTCCATCTGGCGACAGCTATGACAGCCAGTTCAAAAGGCTTGGAGATATCAAAGATCAAATAAATACTTTGTCATTAGCAGCCGTGCTTGGTCAAAAGTTAGTCGGAGAAACTGCTGAGGCGAAGCGGATCGATAGATCGCAGAACGACTCAACGATGATGGTTATCGCACAGCAAATGCAAGACTTGATTGATAACTGTTTAAAGTATCACAGCGAATATTTAAACGAACCCAACGCTGGCAGTTCTTTTGTTAATAGAGACTTTGTAACCGCAAGGCTTGAGCCAGCAGAGATTGATAGTCTCCTCAAAATATATGCTGCAAATGGCATCAGCCAAGAGAAACTTCTTGAGCAACTTGCAAGTGGAGAGATACTTGGAGATGACTTTGATATTGAAGAAGAATTGGAAAAAACGCAATCGGGTGGGCTGATAGAAATGAATCAAGAAAGTGAAGCAGCTTAATAAATGGCAGTTCCAGAGGCTTTTTATAGAGAAGCTATAGATCTCAACAGATATAGCAATAAGGTGCAATTTCAAGTTGCCACACAATTTAATGAAGTTATCCTTGATGTTCTCAGGCAGATAAGAGACCTCGAAGGAAACAGCCCAGCAACGACTGCAAGACTTCGATCAATATTAGCTCAAATGGTTGATAGTCTGAAAGGCTGGGAAAATGAAAGTGCTGTTTATATGATTGATGAACTCCAAAACTTAGCAGAGTTTCAAGTTGGCTTTGTGAAAGATCAACTTCAACGAGTGCTTCCAAAAGGTGAGTTTCAAGTAAATACCGTTGCTGTTTCTCCTGACTTTGCAAAATCAGTTGTAACCAGAGATCCAACCGCTTTGACTATCCGATTGCGTGATAAAGATGGAGTATTCAGAACTGCTCAGTTTGCTTTGACTGCCAAAAGAGGATCAGACATATCATTGCCAAATGGAAAAACTGTCAAAAAAGCATTCAGAGGTATAGCCGATGATTCAGCTTCGAGGCTTTCAAAAGCAATCCGACTAGGTGTTTTGGAAGGAGAGTCTTTACCAAAAATAGTCAGGAGGCTCAAAGGTCCAAATTTAAGTTTTGTTAGTAAACCTCAAAATGCGATTGCTTTGAACTCTGCCTTAAAAGATTCAGAAGGAATGCTGTTGTCAAACAAACAAATCCAAACTGTAGTCAGGACAACCGTTAATCAAGTGCAAAATGCTGCAAGTCAAGCAGTTTATGCAGCAAACAGCGATATCACTGGCAGATATCAATATGTTGCAACTCTTGATGCAAGAACAAGCTCTATTTGTCAAAGGTTAGATGGCCAGTTGTTTAAATATGATCAAGGCCCTGTTCCTCCTCAACATTTTAATTGCAGATCCACAACTGTTCCAATTATTGATGACGACGATCTTGCCAGAGCCTTTCCAAACACAAGACCCTCTGCAACTGGTCGAGTTCCGCAAGATACAAATTATGCAAACTGGTTAAAAGATAATCCTGATATTCAAGACAAAGTGCTTGGAAAAAAGAAAAGATATTTTAACTTCTTGATGAGTCCTAAAAGAGGAAAGAAACAACTAAATGCCACAAATGCCTTAAAAAAAATTATCCGAGAAGATGGAACGGAGTTAACATTAGATCAACTAGCCAAAAGATATCCAAATGCCAATTAAAAAAGGAAAGTCTCAAAAAACAATAACAGGCAATATCAGAATGCTTATGAAAGAAGGCAAATCAAGATCACAGGCTGTGGCCATTGCATTAAGTTCTGCTGGCAAATCTAAACCAGCCAAGAAACGCAAAAGGAGATAAGATATATTTAGTTGCATTCAAAATCATGCCTTCACACTACGGATCGATGAAACCAAAAGGAAAGAAAAAGAAAAAGAAAGGAGGCAAAAAGTAATGGGATATACTTTTAAGGTTCAAACTTATGATGAACCAAAGCCAAAGGCTGAAAATTCTGAGGTAAAGTCAAAAGCCAAAAAAACAAAAAAGAAAGGTGACTAGACGCTTTAGAAAAGTTCCAAAGGATAAAAAAACTGGTGTTGCTAAGAAATATCTTAGTGGGGCCAAAAATAAAGCTGCAAAGGCTGCTGAAATAAAAAGAACTGCAGCAGCTTACAAGCGAGGAGAGTATATTGATATAAAAGCCGTACAAAAATCAAGGGTTGCTCAAGATGGCTCCAAGAAAAAAAAGAGGCGTAAGAAAAAAGCCTGAGCCTAAACCACTCAGTGCAACAGTTATCAAAACGCTGCAAAGAAAAGCAAACAATTCAAAATTTACTCTTGGACAGTTAAAGGCTGTGTATAGAAGAGGTCAGGGAGCCTATCTTGGCGGAGGATCGAGAAATGTAACAATGCAAGCGTGGGCGATGGGGAGAGTTAACAGTTTTATAACAGGCAAAGGCGGAGCAAGAAAGGCCGATGCTGATTTATTGAGGTAAAAATGAAGAAAAAAGAACTCACAACTCGTCAAAAAAATGCTTTAAAGCGTCATAAGTCAACTCATGGACACACAAAAGCACACATGGATGAGATGGTAAAGGCGATGCTGGCTGGTAAAACATTCACTGAAGCTCACAGGCTTGCCATGAGGAAAAAAGGCAAATGACAATCAAAAGAGGAGGACATACTTTTGCTGGTGTTGATAAACCAATCCGCACACCAAATCATAAGAGTGGAAAGTCTCATGCTGTTGTTATAAAACAAGGTGATGGCTTTAGATTGATCAGATTTGGGATGCAAGGTGCAAAAACAAAACCTCCAAGAAAGGGTGAATCAGAGGCAGATAAAGCTAAAAGACGGTCTTTCAAAGCTCGTCATGCTAAAAATATTGCAAAAGGTAAGACAAGTGCAGCTTATTGGGCTGACAAAGTAAAGTGGAGTTAGTATATTAATAATTATTAAGATTTTTTATGGCTGAAGAACCAATCAAACCAAATCCACCTGTCGATACTGCTGCTTTGATTGCAGAAGTTGAAGCATTGAGAAAAAGCAAAGCGGAACTTTTAGATGACTATAAAAAAGCAAAAGAAGCTGCAAAAGCTGTGCCTCAAGATGTAGATGTAAATGCTTTGATTGCTTTTAAGCAAAAAAAAGAACAAGAAGAGTTAGAAGCAAAAGGTAGATATGAAGAGGCAACAGAAAAACTTGCTGCTCAATATAGACAAGCAGAGGAATCAAAAAATCAGAGGATTCAAGAACTTGAGAAAAGACAAAGAGAACTTGAGGTCGAAGCCCCTGCTGTGACTGCACTTGCAGACGTTGTTCACGATCCACAATATGTGCTGTCAAGGCTTAATAAAGACCAATTATCTAGAGACCCTGATGGAACAGTTGTGGTTGTTGACGGATATAACAGAACATCTGTTAAAGACTGGGCTCAACAAAATATGCCTCAATGGGTGCAAAAAAACCCAAGACCACAAGGTGGTGGAGCAACAACAACTAAGGTGACGGCTGACGTTGTTACAGGAGAAGTTAATCCTTTTGCAAGAGAATCTTTTAATTTAACTGAGCAAGCGAGACTTTATCGCACAGATATTAATAAATATAATATGCTCAAAAATGCAGTTAGCGGTTAATATAAGACTAACGTAGTTGTGCTGCGTCAGAGGTTGTGCCTCGAAGTGAACATATTTTATTAGTTTTTAATGGCTACATTAAGAAGTGATTTAATAATCCCAGAGGTGTTCACCCCCTATTTGATCGAAGAGACAACTCAGAGAGATTCTTTTCTTCAAAGTGGGGTCGTACAACCTCTAGCAGAATTAAATCTATCCGCAGAAAGAGGCGGTGACTTTGTAAAGATTCCATTCTACAAAGCAAACTTGTCTGGCGACTTTGAAGTTTTATCTGATAGCACTTCATTGACTCCAGCAAAAATTACTGCAGACAACCAAATTGCTGCTGTGCTTCATAGGGGTCGTGCTTTCAGTTCCAGAGACTTGGCTGCTTTGGCAGTTGGTGGTGGTCCTGATCCTATGGCTGCTATTGCACAAAAGATGGCTGCTTATGTTAATAACCAGAAGCAAAAAGATTTATTCTCATGTTTAACTGGTGCATTTGGTTCTATCAACGCAAACGACAGCAACTCTGCTCTATTTGATTTAACAATTGATTCAGAATCAGGTGACTCTCCAACAACTTTGAGTCCAAGACACGTTGCAAAGGCTCAGGCTTTGTTGGGTGATCAAGGCGATAAATTAACTGCAGTTGCTATGCACTCAAAAGTTTTTTATGACTTAGTTGAGAGAAATGCAATTGACAGAATTTACGATAATACAGGTGCTCCTGATACTTCAGCCACAGGTGGTAGCACAGTAAGAGCATTTGATGGACCTACAGCTGTTAATACATTTATGGGTCTTAACGTTATTGTTTCTGACGATGTTCCAACAACTGGATCTGGTTCTTCCACAGAATATTCAACTTTCTTCTTTACTCAAGGAGCAGTTGTAACAGGAGAGCAAGCTCCAATCAGAACACAAACAGATAGAGACATCCTTGCTTTGGAAGAGGCAATGGCTGTGGATCTTCACTATATTTATCATCCTGTCGGATTAAAGTACGCTGTATCAACAGTCAACCCTAATAGAACTGTATTAGAAACTGTTGCTTCTTGGTCGAAAGTGTATGAGACAAAGAACATCGGTATTGTTCGTGCAACTAACGTATCTAATCAGGATTAATTATGGCTTCTTTATTTGAAGTAACTGCTGGTTCTTTAGTTGGACCAACAGGCGGTGGCACTGTTACTCAGGCTACAAACAAATCAACAGGTGTAACTCTTAATACAGAGAGTGGACAGATAACAATGAACAACGCTGCTTTAGCTGATGCTGCTGAGGTATCTTTCACAGTTACAAATAGCAAAATCGCTGCAACAGATGTTGTCGTTGCCTGTCATGGATCAGCTGGAACTGCTGGCGCTTACATCGTAAGTGCTAATGCAATCGCTGCTGGTTCTTTCGCAATCACAGTTTCTAACGTGTCAGGTGGAGCTTTAAGTGAAGCTATCGTTATTAACTTTGTTGCTCTAAAAGGAGCATCAAGCTAAATGGGAATGTACGCTTTTAGGCGTATGAGAGAGAGAAATGAAGCTGCTCAAAAGGTAGCTTCATTGACTCCAACTCTTGAAAAGCCAAAACCAAAATCTAAGCCTAAAAAGGTAAAACTCGATGGCGATAACAATTGACGCAACTGTTGGTGGTGCAAATGCAAACTCTTATATCACTCTTGCAGATGCAAATTCATTTATTGAAGGCTTAGTCCTCAGTGATGATGCTGCAGCTTGGGATGGGTCAAGCAACGATAATAAAAATCGTGCTTTATTCACTGCAGCACAAAGAATTGATCGAGAGAAATTTCTCGGTGCAAGGGTTAACGATACTCAGGCTTTAGAGTGGCCAAGATCAGGTGTTCGTAAACCAGACACTTATACAAACCTTTATGGCTTATCTTTTCCTAATAGATTAGTTGCAGATTATTATACTGATACTGAAATCCCAGATCGTGTAAAGAATGCACAGGTCATTTTGGCTGTATATCTAAATAACAACAGGAACGGGCTAGAACTAAGTGGTTTGGAGGATTTTCAAACTGTTAGTATAGGAAATATCAACGTCACCCCCAGATTTTTTGGTGCTGTTG